ACCTCGGCTTCGGGCTCTGCCAGCCCTGGGCGGAATACCGTCATCAGTCGGCCCTGAGAGCCATCATCATCGTCACGCGGTCTGTGTCGCCGTCGTTGATCACGGCGTGCGTCAGCAGGTTATCGAAGCTGAACACATCGCCGACGTTGGGCGTGTAGGCCTCGCCTCCGGTGATGTTGACCGCGCGCGGGTTGGTGCGAATCACGCAGTAGACTTTCGTCCGGTAGTAGCTCGCGTGCCAGCCGTCCTGGTCGGTGTGCGGCTTGACCTGACAGCCCGGCGGGATCCTGGTGATCAACGTGCCGCCCAGTGCGGTGCCGCCGATCCTGGTCATCGTGTCCATCAGGATCCGGCGCACGCTCGGCAGCTGCGCCATGGCGGGATACCAGCAGAACTCGGCGAAAGGTTCGTTGTAGTTGGCCGCCTCCTTCAGCTGTTCCTCCGGCCGCCAGCGCAGCCAGATGTCAGAGACCTGGGCGTGCGGCGAGCCTTCGTGCGCGGTGCGGCCAGTGTGTTGGTTCCACAATTCGGGGTGCCGCTGCAGGTCGAGCTGGAGCGGCAGCACGTCGACGGTGCCGAGTAGCGTGAAGTTCTGCATGGGTTCCTCGAGGTTAGCGGATGCGTCGGACGCTGAGCGTTCCTACTGCGGAGAGCGCGCCGCCCGTGAACACCGACCGGCCGATCAGGTAGAGGATGCCGTTCTCATCCAGATTGAACCGGACGACCGGCGTGGGGAGCCGCTGCAGCTGCAGCGACGGCATGGTGGCGGCGATCTGTGCGTAGTCCGTTGCTACACCCGATGCGATCCCGACGCCCGCCAGGACCACCGTGGGGACAGCAGCGCCGGTCGGTGTGAATTGGATATTGCCCCAGGCCTCATAGTCGCCTGCGGTCACGCCCATGCTGACGATGTTGGTCAGCACGTTGGAGGTCAGGCTGATCGGGCCGCCGGCCACGATGTCGAACTGACCAATACGCCCTGGCGGTGCGGTCGAGCCGTCGCTGACGCCGTAGCCGTCGCCGATCCCTGCGAGGTAGTCGCGCCACGCGGTGGTGAGCTGAGCGCCCCCGGTCGGTGGCTCGGTCGGGGCCTGTCGCGCCACTAGGTGATGCCTCCGTCGATGTCGGCGTCGACCGCGTATATGGTAATGGCGCGCGGCGAGATGATGCGCAGGATGCGCTGTCGGAAGCTTCCCAGGCGTGTTGCGCGCACGCGTGCCCTGGTGCGTCCCAGACCCAGCGTCGGGAGCGATCGGGTCGGTGTGAACGTGACGCCGCCGTCGTCGGACCAGTGCAGCGCCACTCCGGTGGACGCCAGGGGCGTGCCGACCTCCATCTCGATCTCGACAAAGTTCATGAACGACCGCGCCCCGTGCGCGATGATCATCGGCAGTGCGGCAGTGCGCGGAAGGTGCACCCCGTTCTCTGTGATGACGGACATCTTCTGATGGAAGATCTGACCGTTGACGCTCGACCCCAGCACAGTCCGCGCGCTCAGCTGCGAGCTGGTGTTGATGTTCCAGCGGCCGATTCCGTCAGACGAGCTGTTGCGCTCGTGCCATTTGTCCGTCGCGGCGTCGAACACGAACGTGCGGCCGGCGTCCGCGAGCGGCAGCGACAGCGCATAGAACGCGTGGCCGTCGAACATATAGCCGCAGGCCGAAGCGGTGCGCAGGAACCCGCCGTTGTAGTCGCTCAGCACCTCCTCAATCGCGTGGTTTGATACGCGTTCGGCGGTGTAGCCTTTGGAGCGATAGACGATGTTGTCGACGCCCAGCCACCACAGACTTCCGTCCAAACTTTGGATGGTTCTGCGCGCGCCGTAGCCGTGCGGTATGAGGCCGCCGACACGCGGCTCGAACGGATTATCCTTGCTGCCGGTCTGGTGCCAGATCCGCACCATGTTCTGCCCGAACAACCACAGTTCGCCGTTGTGGGCCACACACTGTTCGACGTAGTCCACTTCCGTCGAAATGTAGACGAACGACAGGCTGTCGTAGGCCAGCGGATCAAGCAGCCTGGAGGTGAAGAAGTAGGTTCCGGTGAAGCTGGTGAAAATGTAGTAGCCATCCAAATAGCAGACCGAGCTGGCGCCCTCAGTGGGCCATCCTTCGCCGGCCGGTGTGCCGGTGGTGATTTGGTTGAATGTCGGCGTCACGGTGTCAAAGTTCGCGACATACGCGCGCGGCGGAACGCAGAACACGACACCCGTCAAACCGACCGCGATCGTGACGGTTCCGCTGACTGCATCCCCCCCGCCGCCTACCGCAGTGCCGACATCGCCCAGCAGAATGGCCGGGCCGAGATTGTCCGGTTTCACCCAGGCTTGTGTGCCCGACACGACCCACAGCGCGCCGGCCAGTGTGGCGCTGGCCAGGATCGGTCCGGTGCCGATGGTGGTCCACTCCTCGAGCCCTGGCGTGCTCTTGAGGATGAACGCCGACCGCGCGCCGTCTGGCATCTTCTCGGGGTAGAGGTTCAGCAGCTGTGTGCTGGACGCAGCGCTCGAGGCGAGCTGGTAGCTTTCCGCGACCAGGGGGATCGGGCGAAGCTTGGCCTGCGGTTTCGCCTGCGTTGCCGACATCAGTCGGTCTGTCCGACCTTGCTGGGATCGCGCAGCGGCTCAGGCACCTCCAGCTCGTGCTCGGCCGTCCACTCGTCTGGCTTGTCGCCGCCCCAGGCGAGGTCGAGATAACGATCGCGGGTCAGCGGGCCGCCCGCCTCCAGCATGCTTTTAAGGACCGGGTCGCCACCACTCAGGGGGGTTAATGCCTCCCGCAGCTTGGCTGACTCGCTCTCTGGTGGTTCTGGCATCTGTTGTTCCTTTTCCGTATTGGCTCCAGAGTTCCTTCATGTCAGCAACGAATTTAACATTTCGCTTCTGTTCTGGCGAGAACAAACCCCGGACGCCTTCCCAGGTCACCGACTGCATCTGGCGCGGCAGGATACCGGCCTGGGCGGCCGCCCGCCGATAGCCCTCGGCATAGAGCCCATACAGCCCTCTCGAGCCGGTCTGTGCGGACGAGGAGCCGGTCAGTCCGAGCCCGGCGCTTACCTCCGGGTCCGAGCCTGCCAGGGGCCGCATGTGGCCTGCAGCGATGGCGTGGGTGTCGATGGTGACGTCACCGTGCGGCGCGTTCGGCGCGATGATGTTGTTGTAGAAGTTCCTGACCTTGTGGTTGCCGCCCATCGCGGACGAGATGTTGGGCAAGCTGTCGTTGTTCAGCACGCTGTTGGCCTTGGCGATCTCGTTGAACGATCCCCAGCCGATGCGCTGCGGCGCGCCCGTGCCGGTCACCGCGGTGCCTGATGTGCCGCCTTCGGGCGTGATGATTGGGTAGCTGCGCGGGTTGTGCGCCTCGTCAAAGGCCCTGATCCACATCGCCTGCTCGCGTGGGTCCGTGATGTCGCCCAGCGGCTTGCCGCGGCGGAAGTCATCCACCGTCGCCTGCAACCGCTCACGGTCGACGGGCACCTTCTGCATGTCGACGTAGCGCTGCAGATGCGGATCCATCTCGGGCGTCATGCGCGTGTTGCCCTGGCTCGCTCGGGTCTCGATCACCCGGCGCGCGAGGTCGACGTTCTGGAACCAGTCCTTCTGCGGCGACAGAGAGGCCAGGGTGCCGGCGGTGGCGCGCGGCGACAGACCGTATTTCTGAGCCCAGTCGTGGGCGATGGTGTTGGCGCCGTCATACCACTGCATCGCCCTGGCGCGGATCTCAGGCGGCATCGCGTCGTGCAGATGGGTCAGGTTCTCCTGCACATGGTTGACCAGCTTCTCGCTGATGCTGTCGGCGTTGCGCAGCCGCTGGGTCGGGACGTCGGAGTAGCCGTTGATGATGTCGGCGTTCTTGGCATAGGCCTCGCCTGAGGCCCGCGAGCTGTCCAGGCCGACCCGGAGGTCTGCCGTGCTGTGCGGATCGATCGTCTGACCGACGGCGGTGGGCACTCGGGTGGAGATGCGATCTGCCACGCCCTTGGGCGCGACAGAGCCCATGACGAGATTCGTGGCGGCGGCAGTGGCGGCCTCGCGCGTTCCCTTCGGGGTGGGCCACCCGGTCTCTGGGTCGGCCAGCCCCAGGTCGTATGATTTCTGCTGCTGGTCGCGATACCACTGGGACAGCGCGTTGAAGTTGCCCTGCCACCCCTCCGCCAGGGATGGCGTCTGCGTCGCCGGAATGACCAGCGGATTGATTGTTGGTCGATAGCCCTGCTCTTCCGGCGGCGGGGTGTCGGCGCCGATCAGCAGCGGGGAGAACGGCGCCGGCACTACCGCTGCGCCTCCCAGTTCAGCTGCGCCTGTTCACGCGCCCAGGCTTCGTTCGCGGCGCGTAGGGCCCGCACATGCTCCTCCAGCTTCACCACCCGTTCCCGCGTGTCGTGCAGGAACATCCGCAGCTCGGCGATCCGCTGCTCGGTTTCCTGGTCCATCACACTGCGAACCCGTGGACGATCGCCGCGACCGTCCAGGTCGTGCCGGCGGGGCAGAACAGCATGACCATGTCGCGGGCGTTGGCGACCGCGCTGGCGGTGTAGCTCGTGATGTCGGTGCCGTAGATGACCGTGCTGTCGAAGGAGACAGTCCTCGGCGTGGCAGGCTGTTTGATCTCGAGCCGCAAGTGCTGGCCCACGTAGCCCGGCTGCACCGTCAGCACGCAGTTGCTGGAGCCGACGTTGACCACACAGCTCTGCGTCGCGTTGGTCGGGGTGATCGTGCCGACCGTGGTCGGGGTGATCGAGATTTGCCCGTCGGCGGAGATCGTGCCGCCCGAGATGCCGATGCCGGCGCCCGCGGTGTAAGTGCCGGCCGGGCCGGTGGGGCCCGTGGGACCGGTGGCACCGGTAGCGCCTGGGGCACCCGTGCTGCCGGTGGGGCCTGCAGGACCGGTGGAACCGGTTGCGCCGGTTGGGCCGGTTGTGCCGGTGGGGCCGACTGGGCCGGGGTCGCCTGTGGATCCGGTGGCGCCTGCGGGCCCCGTGGAGCCTGTCACGCCGGCCGGGCCGACGTCGCCCTCTGGGCCAGCCGGTCCGGGTGGGCCGGGTGGGCCCATGACGATCTGTGGCGCCTGGGCACCGATGCCTGTGGCCATTGCGCCAGGGATGCCACGCAGCCTCAGGATCCCCTCGGCGAGCCGGTCCTGCAGGCTGTCGTTGTGCACGATGTCGATGGCGAACCCGCACCGGTTCGGCCAGGAGGCCATGCCGCCCAGCCCGAGGACGAAGTCGACCGTGCCGGGATAGAGGCTGGAGACGATGCCCTCGAGCTGCGCCAGGGTGGTGCCGGGGCCGCTCTGCACGCCGCCGTAGTCCCACGCACCGCCCGAGCTGTCCTGCCACACGGTGAGCCGGAAGCCAGGGACGGTGAGCCCGGTCAGGTTGGCGGCCGCCGCGTCGGGGTCGTCAGACTCCTTCAATGTCATGCGCAGGGACAGAGAGTCGCCGTTCGAGCTGACGAAGTCTCTGCGGTGGATCCAGTTGGGACTGATGCCGTGGAACGGAACCGAAATTTGGAAGTTTGCCATTACCAGAGCGCCGCCATCACGGGGATGTAGTAGGTCGCCCCAGTGCCGTCTTTGACCCTCAGTGCCTTGTTGGCAACGAACGACGCGGGGGTTGTCGGCGTCGCCACGCCCGTGCCGAGCCACACCGTGCCGGTGCCTTTGACAGCCAGCTGAATGTCGATGTTGGTGGCCGCACCGTCGGCGAAGAAGGCCGGCGGGTTGGAGGCACTCCCAGGCGTCGAGACGATGTGGCTGGTGATCGCGCCACCACCGATCGTCTTCACCGCGTTCTCGAACACTATCTTCTCGGTGACGAGGTCGGTGTCGACCCCCTTGATCTGCAACCGTGTGGCGCCGAACACGACGCGCTGCTGATAGTCGGACTGTCCGGAGGAGTTGTCGCTGCGGATCATCCCGCCGATGTCGGTGTCGCCCACGTCGTTGGCCCACACAACGCTGTGGCCCTTCGCCATCTCGATCGCGATGCCCCAGGCTCCGAGAGAGCCGTCGGTGCCGATAATGGAGTTGGACTGGAAAACAATGCCTTTGTCCCAAACGGCACCCGTGCCGGCGACCGGGTCCGCCTGATTGACGCCCGTGCCGGCGGTGAAGAACGCGATGCCGACGCTGCTTGGATATACGGTGAGCCCGCTGTCGGCGCCGGCACTGCGCAGCGCAGACTCTCCGCCGGCCGCAACCGAGTAGCCGATGGTCACGCCGTAGGGCACGACGTTGTAGGCGCTGGCCCTCACCTTCGGCTGCAGGGTGGTGACGTCGACCTCATAGCCGGCGGTGTATTTGGCGTCGGACGACACCCGCACAGCGCTGCTGTAGATGCCCCACGCGTTGGGCTCGCCGCCGACGCGGTCATTGCTGGCGTGCGCCGTGATGGCGAACACACCGTCCGAGCTGGAATAGTCCTGACTGCGCGCACCGAACGCCGCCGCCACGTTGCTGCCCAGGACGGTGAGCACCTCGAACACCGAAGTGGTGTCCATGTAGCGGTTGACGCCGCCCGCTGTCTGGCCGAGCCAGGAGCGGTGCAGGTTGCCGGTCTCGCCGTCCTGGTCGGTGGCGGAGGCGCCCACCAGCAACCGATCGTTGATGCGGTTTATCACCGCGCCGTTCGCCGCGTAGAAGTGCCCCGTGGCGGGCTGTGTGATGATGTTCGCGAGCGGGTTCCAGTAGGTCGGACCCAGGGGCGAGAAGATGAGCGGTCCGCTGTCCATTAATGTTCCCTCAGTAGTAGGCGACCTTGCGCGCGAAGCTGTCCGGCAGATTCCGCTCGATCGGCAGTGCGACCTGTCGCCGCGGGTAGACGTGTTGGGCCGACACGCGATTGATGTGCCGCTGCACCGTGTTTGGGTTTTCGGCCACCACCTCGCCCGAGACCGGGTCCGTGCGCACGTTGCGCACCACCAGCACGACCAGGGGCGTGGTCAGGAAAGGGTTCGGCAGGTCGATCGGGTTGCGATAATTTGCCATCAGTCGTCGTCGCGCGGCGCCTGCGTCTTGTAGCGGGTGAAGGCTGTAGAAACGTGGCGCGGGCCCGGCGTGTCGAGCGTCGTATTGTGGGCCGGCGTGTTGAGCAAGATCGTGCTCTGCCAGGAGAGATAGCCGCGCTTCTCGTCCTCCGCCCGCATGTAGGCCTGCAGCTCGAGATCATCCGGGTTGCAATAGTTCAACGAGAAGACATCGAACGTGTGGTCCTCGCGCAACCGTCGCAGCTGCGTGTGGATCCCCTCGTTGTAGGCAATCGCAGCCGGATCTGTGATGCGGTAGTAGTCTGTGGTGGCGAGGTTCGCGAGGTCGGTGGCGCCGGTCAGATAAGATTCAAACATCACGCCGCTGCAGCTGTGGATGATGCTGTCGAGGATGGTGAAGCCCCGGTTGGAGATGAACAGCTTGTCCGGGTGGTTCGCCTTCACCGTGTTGATCATGTTGATGAACAGATCGGCGTATCCTGCCACATACTCGTAGCCGAACTCGGTCGAGCTGTAGACGTCGGGCGTATCGACGACGTCCCAGAACACCCCGTCGCAGTTCAGGCCCTTGCGCGTGTAAGTGAACTTCAGATGCGTGCCGGCCGTTACCGGGAGGGTAGCCGCCAGGACGACAGCGCCGGTCTTGGGATCGAAGGTGAAGTCGCGATAGATCAGATACGACGTCAGCCCGTCCATACTTTTGAGCGTGATCGGCTGGTCCAGATCGAACGGCGCGTGGGCGCTGTCGAACACCACACGCGGGCCCGCGCTGGTCGATGCGCTCTTGGTGACCACTTCCTCGTCGGTGTAGTCGACCGCTTCGCCGAGCACGAGCGGCATGTAGAAGGACTCGAGCCGGGCCGGCCAGCCGTGCGCAGGATCCGGGTTGATGTAATAACTCGCCCACACGCCATTCTTGTCGGGCTCACTCCATGCTCCGACCCACGCGCCGCTCGGTGACGTGTCGCCGTAGCGGGTGAACATATAGTAAGAGGCCCAGCCGCCGGGACCGAGACCGTCGCCTTTGTTGGCTGCGAGCGCGGACGCGAAGTCGTAGCGGTTGGAATAGAACCCGACCTCCTCACCACTCGCTACATAGCCATAGACCTGCAGTCCGCGCTGTTGCCACTCGAAGACGTCGACGGCGTGCGACGCGAACGGATCGATAATTAGAATGTCATACTCGCCCAGGGTGTCGAAGAAACCGCCCTGGTAGCAGACCGCGAATGTTGGGAAGCGCTGCATTACCTCGGTGTATTGCAGCCCGGCGTTGCTGCGCACGATCGGCTGGTCGTAGTTGAAGCCCAAGAGATCGGGCTCGTCCCACGTCGCATCATAGTCGCCGACAACGACACCAGTCACCTGCATAGGCAGCGGTTGCTGCGCGGCAAACGCCACCTGCACGGTTTCCTCGATCTCTGTGTAGGGGTGCTCCTCTTCCCATTCGACCTGGGTGAACACAATGAACTTGCCGTCGTTCAGCGTCTTGCGCAAATGCACCGCATTGCTGCCGGCAGAGAACCCGGTCAGCTCCACCACGGTGACCCCGCCACCGAAGTCTGCGTCGCAGTTCACCGAACCGAGCAGTGTGGTGTTGTTCGCCGCAAAGATGCCGATGACACCCCAGCCGATACTCCTCGAGGCCGAGACCCACAGCGTTTCGCCCTGGAAGGTGAACGTGCAGTCCTCGGCGAAGCTGCTGGTGAATGCCCGGCGCACGCCACCAGGAGCGGCCGCGTCCTTGTTCCACAGCGGGGTGAACGCCAGGGCCGGGCTGTCGATGGTCGCGATCACCGGCACGATCGTCGGCGTGCCGTCGGGGTCGAGATACTGCCCGCTCAGTGTGAGGTCGATGGTCGCGACACCAGACAGCTCGGAGCCATCAAAGGCTGGTGTCAGCGTGACCGCGCTCGAAGCGCCAGGGGCCATCGCATAGATCAGGATAGGGGCCTGCACCGCGCCATCCGCGTCGCGCACGGTGTCGGGGAAATCCAACCTCGCCGCGACCGTGTTGGCGGAGCGGTTCGACAAGGTCAGGGTGAACAGGTTCTGCGTGAGCACCCTCTCGTCGAGGGAAAGGATCCACCCGTTTGCGCGCACCAGGGTCTGCGAGGCGAACGTGGCGACCTTGAAGCCGGCGATGCTGAAGAACTTGGCGGCGTCGCTGTTGAAGGTTAGGAGAGACACGTCGTGCTGTTGATCAGTGAGGCCGTCGGCAACTACCACATCGACGTAGCCGGCGGCCTCGGTTCCCAGGGGATAGTCCCCCGCGTGACAGCTCAGCGTGTCAGAGTGCTGCAGGATGCCGGGGATGGATGACGGCACCACGCCGTCGACCAGCACGCTGGTGTATTGATACCACGCCCACGCAACGTTCAGCCGCACGATCAGGGTGCGGCCGCTGAACGTCCAGTGGCACCCGCCCCGTGTGCAGAAGCTGCGCGGCTCGAGGTTCGCCGGATCCAGCCCGTTCGGCCCGTTGTCGGAATACCACTGCGTTCCCGTCAAACCGCCGCTGTCGAAGACGATGTCGCCCAGGCCGTGCCAAACAGACCGGTTGTCCTGCAGGTTCTGCCCGTGGATCGGCTGGTCGATCTGCACCGTCAGTGGATCGGTGTAGGCGGTGAACGCGCTCAATTCTCGGCCACCGCCACGTAGCGCGCGTCGACATGCACCCCGGTCGCCACAGCATCCACGTTTTCGATGCGCAGCCACAGCGTGCTCGATGGCGGGGCGGTGACGTAGAAGCCCACTGTGTCGTCGTAGACCGGCGCAGTTATGCCGGTGGCCTGATAGACCATGGTCCCGCCCGCGGTGGGATCGCCCGACCAGATCTCGAGATTGTAGTTGGGATCCACGCCGCCGATGATGGTGCTTCTGATCTGCACGAACTGCGCCGCCACGTTGTCGTCCAGCACGATCAGCAGCACCTGCGAGGATGCGCCCACGGTCGCCGTCGTCCACAGCTCCTGCGATGCCAGCACACTGCCGAACGCCTGCCCTGGTGGTCCTGGTGGCCCCGGCGGGCCCGTCCACGCGGTAGGCGTCGGCGGCCCGGCCGCGCTGATGTAGCCGGCGTAGCGGAGGCTGTAGGACATCAGGCTCCCCTTAAAAGTATTCGACCTGGACGCGCTCGCCCGACGTCGGCAGCGCGATGATTTGGGCGAGCTGTCGGTTGGCCTGCACGACCTCGGCCGCGTTGCCCTGCTGCTCGAACAGCGGCGCCAGCTGGAACGCCGCCAGGGTGACGTAAGGCTGCTCAGCCGCCGACGGGATGTCCTCGATCGACCACCGCACGCGTCCCCTGGCCGCGAGGTCTGCGTGCACCGCGGTCACCGCCTTTGTCGCGATGTCAGGGGCCGACAAGACCAGAGCCATGCGTCGCACGCGGGTCTCGAGCAGGGCGGTCTGTTGCGGGTCGGAAGGCTTGCCGAACGACATCGCCATGCTGAGCGCGGCGAGGCTGGTGTATTCCTGCTGCACAGCGCGGGGAATGCCGGTGTTGTCCCACCACACGATGGCCTGGGAGGTCAGGCTGTCCTGCACCGCCCTGACCTTGGAGAGGCTGAGCGCCTGATCGTCGGCGCTGGGCACCTCCTCGGCGGAGATGACCCCAAGCTGGACCAGCGCATCGGCTGCGATCGTAGCCGGCGCGATGCGCTCATCGAGGCCGGGCCGGTCGGCCAGGGGCACGATAGCCACCCCCAGCCGGCGCAGCGCGCGTTCTCCGAGCGTGGCCGCCGTTGTGGCCATCAGGCCGGCGGCGGCGGATCGACAGGCTTGTCGGTCAGCTCAGCGCTGGGCGATTTGGGATCCAGTCCCTCCTCGATCAGGGCCGCGTCGCGCACCTCCATGTTCTCAAGGATGGTGCGGCCCGCCCCGCCCTTCGCCGCGATAGCGGCCGGACTGTCGGGGTCGAGCACCACTTGGGCGCCCCGCGTCTTGGCGCGCGCCTCCTCCTCGGTCAGCGGCGGCTCGGCCGGCGACGACTGCGCGGCAGGCTCGGGCGGCGGCGGGGGCGGGGGATCCGGCTGTGGGTCGCCGGGCCGGTTTGGATCGTCACTCATTGAAGCCTCCAAAGTTTGGACGGATTATGCGTCGGCGACGCCCGCCGACACGATGGTAACGATGCCCGCGTCGACAGGTTTTGTTTTGTCAACGGTGGGATCCGTGCCCCACCGCAATTTGCCGATACCGCGGATTTCGCTGACACCAACGCCGTTGAAGAACTTATAGTCGCGCTGGTTGGTCGTTGACTTGGTCCGCTGCGCCCACGCGATGCCCAACGCCTGCGCACCACAGAGATAAGAGAACCCGCAGTCGATCGTTGACCCGCCCGGATCGCCGGTCTTCAAGATTGGCAGCTCGGGGATCTCGCGGATGATCATGCCGTCCCACAGCAGATCGCCGCCCGTGAACAACGGATTGTCGCTGCCCCTGTTCCACGCATACTGGTTCGCGTTGATCATCACAGGATCGGCGCGAAGGTCGCGGAACGGATAACTTGGAACAAAGACGACATACCACTCTTCGTCATTGTTCACACGGATCGGCCGGATGTGTGGCGAGGCCATGCGCGCGCGCCGCTTCGCCAGCGAGAGCATCGCGCAGGTCAGCTTGTCTTGCGTGTTGTCCACCGTGGCCAGCGCTGTCGCCATCACGCCGCTGACGTGGTTCGCCACGGCGGCCCCGAACAGCACCCGGTCGGTGTTATTCACCAACCATGTATTGCGCTGTCCCGCCGTCGCTGCGGCGTAGGTGATTTGGACGTCGGCGTCGGCGGTCATGGCGCCGAGCGAGGCGATCAGGTCGATCCGAATCTTCTCGGTGGCCCAGTTCTGCAGGCCGTCGCGCGCGGCCATCAACAGATCGATTACGCTCTTCTGTTCGTCCCACTCCGACACAGCCACAGCGTGCCGCAGCAGGCCAACGGTCAACGCCATCGAGCGAGCGTTCAGCAGCTCTTCGTTGCCCTCGAGCACTGTGTTGCCGGTGACGCCGCTGCCGACCAGACGCCTGACTGCCGGGAAGACAACGGTGTCGCCGTTCTTCCGCGTCAGGTCGTCTTTGAGCTGGATCATCGAATTCGTCGATGTTCCAAAGTAGCGCGAGAACTGGTTGCTCCGGATGTATTCGTCGAAGAACTGGTCGTCCCAAATCGTCGGAGTTAAGCCGGGTCTAGCGGCAGTGACATTCATGTCAGCCATTGGGCATTCCTATCGGGTTGTGTGTTTCGGTCTTGAAACGCCCGATAACGCCCGGCTTCGGCGAAACGCCCGATTATCCCCGGCGGCGGGATTTGGTCGTTACTTCTGAAACCGCTTCGCGAGGATGTCGTCCAGGCTCTGCGGGCCGGTGAAGGTTGGCGCCCCTCGAGGAGCGGCGCTGCGTGTGGTGGCGAGGGAAGGCTGACCACCGATCGGCGCGCGCTGTTGCGGCTGCGGCTGGTGGTCCGCCCCATTGCCGTTGCGCGCCAGGATCTTGGCCTCGATCTCCTGCTCAAGCTTCTCGCGATAGGCCTTCGGGTCTGGACCTATCTCGTGACGCAGCCGCAGGCTCTCCACCTCTTCCGCGAGCCACTCATAGGGGTGCTGCTGGCTGTAGAGCCGCTGGAACAGTCCGGGGTCGGTCTCCGCTGCCTTCTGGAACTCGGCAACGTATTCGTTCAGCTTCTCGCGGCCGATCTCTTTGCGCATCATCAGTTCGCTCTGATTCAAATGCGTGTTGAGCAAGGCGAGCTGTGTGTGGCGGTGGAAGGCAACAGGGTCTTCCACCGGGTTGATGTAGACCGGCGATTGAACCTGCGGCACCTGCGGTTGTTGCTGCTGCTGCGGCTGGGGCGTCCTGAAGTGCTCCAGCTGCTTGCGCAGCTCCGCCGCCTCGGTCTCGAACCTGACCGCTTTCTCTTTCCAGTCCTGTCGTTGGCGCCGCTCGCCCTCGAGGGCAGCGAGCGGCACCTGACGATTGGCGTCCCCAGGCGCAGGCGGCGCGCCTCCCTCCGTCTCTGCAGAGACCTCGGGTTGTTGTTCGCCCTTGGGTTCCGGCTCCGGTTCCGGTTGCGCTGCAGGCGCAGGGTCCGGTTCAGGCACAGGTTCCCGTTTCAGGAACGCGTCTAGTTCCGAGTTAGCCATGTGGGTTTGGTCCTTTAACGCCCGTTGCCCGTAGGCCCCCGGCGGCGGGATTCTTACGAAAGGAAGAAGTTCGTGTTGGTCGAGGTCGATGGCCCGGCCGGACTCGTCTCGTTGACGACGACGGATCCGGCGGCCGGCTCTTCACGGGCCCCCGTCTCGTTGAGCTGCACCGGGAACGGCGTGGCCGCGACTGGAACTTCGCGGCTCATGTGAGGGTCACTTTCGGGTCGACGTAGTAGGTCGAAGACACGCGGCCGACGCGCACCCTGACGTAGACGAGGCCGGCGATCTGTGGGGCTGGCCCGGTCAGGACGGCCTGCAGCCGGAACCGCACCATCGCGCGGAACGTGGCGCTGTTGTCGACCACCACGCCGCCGTCGACTGCACTCGCGTAGCCGGCGGGCTCACTGCCGGCCGACGTGCCAGCGACTGTGCAGATGAACAACCGGCCAGGGTTGCTGGCCAACTTGATCAGGTTGCCCAGGGCGTAGACCGTGCCGTTGGCGCGCGCCGTGGCCTTGCTGTCCCAGGCCGCGGTGGAGGCCGGCAGGTTCGCGGCCGCGGTGATCGGCGTTGCCTTCGTGCTGCTGACCCGTGATCCGAGCGTGGATCCCGCCGTGCCGAAGTAGGATGCGCCGATCCAAATCTCGTCGTTGGTCGGCACGACGGTGGAACTCCAAATGCCCTCGAGCGTCACCGTGACGTTGCTGCCGGTCACGGCGTTCCACACCGCGATCGGCAGGCTTTCAAACGGCAGCTGCCAGCGTGTCGTGGGGTTGCTGACGAGCCGCCAACTGTAGGGTGTCGTGCCGTCGGAAGCGCCCAAGGTGCGGACCACTACCGCGTCGGCAAACTGCGTGCCCTCGAACAGCAGCCACCGCTCGTGGCGATAGGTCAGAGCGCCCGCGTCGCAGTCGATCACGTCGATCTCGAGGTGACCCGCCGCCGCTGTCACCTGCGCTATCGCGATGGCGGCCAGCTTGCAGCGCGCCATGACCGCCTTCACCGGGCCGGTGTTCGGGTTCCAGTAGCTCGTGCCCGCGAACGCCGACAGGTCGAGGTTCTCGAACAGCGTCGCGCCGTTGGTGGTCCCCTGGAACGGCTGTGTGGGCCACGTGCCACCCACTGCACTCAGCGCCGATGCCGTGTCGCGCCACAGGAACTGGCTGCCCCGGAAGGAAACGATGTCGCCAGCCCCACCGCTGAAGCCGATGGTGGTGTTCCACAGCTCCACCTTGGAGCCGGTGTTGTTGCCGAAGATCAGCGTTTGCCCGGCTGTGGCGCGCAGATTCAATGCGCAATTGCGCATCGAGACGTAGGTCGAGACGCCCGTGCTGACGTTGAACAGCGTTCCAAATGCGCCAGTGCCACAGAAGAACGCGATCCCCTGGAAGACGGTGATGCCGTTGATCGTCAGCGCCGAGTTGCCCGTCGTCGTGCAGCTCGCCCCGGTGGTCAGGTCGGCCGCCGTCGGCGGGATCGTGCCGGCATCGGCGATGCACAGGAACGAGGTGAGCGTGGCCGGGCCGACCGCCATCGCGGCCGCCTGGGTCTCCGCGTGGGCGCTGGAGACGTAGATCGTGTCGCCCGCTGCGTTGACCCACGCACCGGCAAGCCGGGCCACGGGGGCCGCCCAGGCGGCGAATGAACCCACAGCACCGATGCACGTCCAGGTGCACCCGCCGTCCGTCGTCGTGCCGCCCGTCGTCGTGTTGTAGGCGGGCTCGCCGGCTCCCGTCGTGCCGGCCGTGCTGCAGATGAAGAAGTGTGTGCTGGTGTTGTTGCGGACGATGTTGCCCAGCACCACCGCGTTGCTGCGCGCGCTGCTCGAAAGCGGCGTGTTCGCAGTGTCGCCGTTAACGGCAGGCTTTCCCGTCACCTCCTGCCACGTGACGGTGTTGTCCGTCGTTCTGCTGCCCTGCGTGCCGACGTTCCACACGGGCTCGGTGGTGGCGTGTGTGGTGCCCGCGATAATGCAGATCCACACCCGTTCGTTGGTGACTGCAGGTGCGGCGAGCTGTCGAACCCGATTGCCTACAGCCTTGACAGCACCCGTCGACCAGACCGGAACAGCGAAATAGCCGGTGCTCGAGCCGTTGCCGTAGTTGGCATACCAAACGGAATTGTTGACCGCCATTTAGGCGAGCGCGCCGCCCCGGATGTTGGTCGCGCTGACCGCGAAGTAGATGCCGACCTTGCCGGCCGCGAGCGGCACACCCGTGCCCGTCGCCACGCCGTTGATGGTCGCCGGGCTCGCGCCGAATACCTGACAACTGGCGGCGCCCGCGTTGACCACCACCACCATCTCGCCCGGCCGCATCGCGTCGAACGCCACGCTGTCGGCGGCCGTGGCCACCACCGTGATGTTGTTGACCGGCGCCGTCATGGACGTGGCGCCGGCCTGCCCACCGCCCGCCTTGGCAGTGAGATTGGCACTGACCGGGAAAGCTATCCCGTTCGGGAAAGTGTCGATCGGTGGCGCGGTCCCGGCGGCATTGCGCGCAGCCTCGTTGCCCTCGATCGTGCCCGTCGTGCCGCCCCTGGCTGCGTCCTGGGCGGCCCCTGACAACTGCGTCTGTGCGCCTCGACCTGACATCCTATGGTCCCTTCAAAGTTCGATCGGCCTGCTGCAGGCAGGCTGTGAGGAGATGGTCGACAATCACCGCCCGCTGTTGCGACTGGCTGTTCAAAAACCACAACAGCCCGAGCACGAAAATGCAGTTGATGCCGACCAGCGCCAGGAACTGCGCCGGCAAGCCCGCAACCATGTTGGAGCCCAGGCCGATGATCGCTGTGACAACCCCGGTCGGCGGGGGCGGCCGCTCGCTCACTGTCCTGGCAGGACGAGCCGGTAGTCGGGCTCGCGCTCTTTGAAATACTTCTGCATGGCCGGCGGTGACATCATCTGCAGATTGTGCGGCGTCGGGGTGAACGTGCCCTCGCCCCACGTGCCGCCCTGATACCCGTCGACCCCGTGATACTGGCTCTGATCACTGAACGTCGGGTGGTTCGGCTTCTTGAACCGATCGGTGCCGTGCCCGCGCGCAGCGTCGAAGCTTCCGCCAGACTTCCACATACCCCTGAGGTCGTAGTCGTAAGTGTCGTTCGCGTGGCCGCTCTGCGCCGCCCAGGCCTGGAACTGTTGCTCCTCGGGCGGGCTCAGGGGCGTGTTGTAGCGGTCGGAGAAGTCATACGGATCCTGTGCCGGCGCCAGACCGTTCATCGGCAGCGCACCCGCCATGCCGGGCTGCAGCAGCTGATTCATCATCGCTTGGCGGGCGGTGGCTTGGGCTGCATGGCGGCGTGGGCCTGCGCCAGCTTGTGCAGCACCGTCGCATGGTGAACGTCGCCCTGCACGTTCTTGACCCGCAGATCGGCCATGTCGTGCAGCGCCTGCAGCTCAGGCGGCATCTGTGCCGGCGGCTGCGCGGGAGGCGCCTGCGGCTGCACCGGCTCGTCCACGTTCGGCTGGCCATACGGCGGCGCACTGAACTGCGCGTGCATGTCATGCATTCCCTGGACGACCCCGTGCCGGCGCTCCTGCGCCAGGGCCTGATCGGCCTCCGCCTTCGCCTGCTTCGCCTGCACCTCGGCAACAGCGCCCGCGTGCTGGATCGGCTCGATCTGAGCCTGCTTCTGCGCGGCCTGCTGCTGATGCTGCTCCATCCTCTTCAACAGATCGTCTTTGTTCTTCAGCCCGCTCGCCGCGATCAGCACATCGGGCGGAATCAGGCCGGGCTGCATGCCAGCCATCTGAACTAGGATCTGGAATTGCTCCGCCTGCTGCGTCGGGACATCGATGCCTTCCTCGACCACAATGTCCACGTCGAGGTCGGAGATGTCGTTCTCGACCTTGATCACCTGCTGCAGCCGCGGATCGCCGGGCTGCAGCTGCATGCCCTGCACCGCCTGCATCATCTGGTCCTTGGGCATCTTCGCCAGCGCGTCCATCAACCGAACAGGCTGATTGATCCCGACCCATCTGGTGGCGCCGAAGTCGTCGGTCACCCGCACCCACTTCCCGGCCGTCCAGTGTTCGCGTGCCGCCATCCACGCCATCTCGTAGACCCGCCTCGACCACATCCTGAGCGCGTCGGCGAGGGGCTCGTTCTGTGCCGTGCCGCCCGCCTGCTGCGCCAGGATGGCCCTGCCAGACAGCTCGCGGGGGTCAGTCCCCGACATCGATGCATTCGGCCCAGAGGCCTGGATTTCGGCCGTCGCGTGCTGCAGCAGCTGGAACTGTCCCGCCGCCAGATCACCACCGCGATCGACGTCGAACCGCATGCCCGGCGTCACCACAATGAACCCGTCCGGCCGGGCCACTTCCCGCCGCGCATGGTCCTCGTCACTGACCGCACCGGTCTCAGTGACGACCTGGGACACGCTGAGCAGATGCAGCGCCTTGGAACGGCGCTTGTTCAGCTCGTCCTGCATGCTGATCAGATCGCGGACCATGCCGTAACGGCGATTCTCGCGGTCGATGTAGCTCGACTGCATGACCAGGGAGCACGCGCTGTCGTTCCTGGCGTCCTTGAACTTGCTGGGCTCCGGCTCGGCCAGCACACCCATGCGGCTGAACGTCATCTTCCACCACGTTCCCTTCTCGACCCAGTGAACCTGGGCGATCCTGACGCGGTGTCGCGTGCTGTCGGTCCAGTTCACCACACCCGGTCTGTCGTCGTAGTTGCCCGTGTGTGATCGGAACGTGTCGTCTACGAGGTCTTCCTTGCCAGGATACATCTCGTCCAACTGATCGCGGTCCAGCCAAATGACCAGCCCGACGTGCCGCGCGTCGCTGAAGTCTCGCGCAGATGAATGCGGATCCCACCACAGCCGATCCCACTGCACATGCGTGATCGTCACATCGGCGCCGCCGTTGCCGTCGTCCTCGAGGTCCAGCTCGACCGCACCACACCCCTCGACCAGCATGTTGCTGTAGACCTCGGAGCGGCTGATGTGGAAGTTCGTGCTGTCAGAGATGTATCTCAGCGCCTGCGTCGCCGCGTCGGCCTTCTCTTCCTCGGTGGGCGTCCTGGGATAGGCCTTCGGGTCCGTCCTCGCCTTCCGCTCGAGGCCCATCAGCAAGTTAACTTTACGGCTACAGTAGTTGATGGTGATCTCGGGCTGGCCGCGCTTTCTGAGCGCATCGCGCTCCGGGGTCGTCCACTGGTCCCCGCACACATAGTCCCGGTCTCGCTTCGCATACTCCCGCTCGTCGTGCGTCGCCCGCTCCGCCTCCTCGAACCACTTGATGGCCTTCGCATGCAGCTTGTCCAAATCGCCCGCATACTGCTCGATCGTCGGGCCGCGGTCGTAGCGCTCGCCCGACGTTGACTTGTCGAACGGCACCACATTGGACGCTGCTGCATAGGACACTACTCAGCCTCCGCCTCTGCCGTGACCATCGCTTCCATCGCCGTCCTCACACCCGCCTCCATCGCATCACGAAAAAAGCGTCCCGCCAGATTGAGCAGCTCCTCGCGATAAGACGCGTTAGCCTGCACCGTGTGCTCGTAAGTCTGCACAAACGCCTCAGCCCACAGCCGATAGTCGGTGCCCACAGCCTTTTGGAACTCGGCCCCGTTCAGGATCACGTAATTGACCTTGCCGGACTGTGGCGGGGCGACGCCCTGATAGTCCCTGGGCTTGGCTCGCTTACTCTGCGCCTCCGCCTCCAGACATGCCTCCAGGCTCCCCTTGTGCTGACACGGAACCGGCGCCGTCTCTGGTGGGCACGTGCAACCTAATGGGTCATCCATTATGCAATTCTCCAAGAATGCTCAGTGTCGTGCTGCTGCTGAAATGCCCGGTCCCAACTGTCCTTGATCACCGGCTTCGCCGCGTCCCTCACCCACGGCCGCGACATGCACGCATAGCGCGTTTCATCGGCCGCGTGGTCCTCGCCGTTCGTGTCCACATCCTCCGCCCGCAGGCTGTCGTGCTGTAAGGCTGGAAGTGTCCGGATCAGGTGGGTGCACGTGTTGAAAATGAGCAGCATCGGCTTGCCGTCACCGTCGCCGATCAGTCTTCCTCGCAGCTGGTCCCAGCCGCCCATCGCACCCCTGGACGGCACCCGCTTGTTGTCCGCCGGCCTGAACGCCACCTTGTTCATGACCATCCTGTGCGCGATGCTGGGCCCACCGTCCTCGGCAAAGATCGCCGGGTCGGCAACCCCGATCATCGCAGTCGGCTCATCCTTCTCGCGCTCGGATATCCCGGCTGCAATCTGCTCGGCCGTCATCCGCAGACCAACGTTCGGCATGTTCGGCTGCATGCCATACCACTCGCGATATCTCACCAGACACCCGCGGGCGATATTTGGAAGCTGCCCGTCACTCACCGCCCACCAACCAACACTGAACGGTCGTGCAGATCCCCAGTCGAAGCTGCGGAACCGCGCCCAGTGCCGCGGGATCTGGAACGGCTCAATCACATGCCGGGCCATGCTGAACTCGCTGAAGAACGCGCCGGCAACCACGCTCCAGTCGCCCTCGAGCCACGCCCGAACTAGCTCGGGCGATCCACTAGCTTTCAGCCGCTGCACGTAGTCCGATCCGAGGTAGCGGTTGTCCGTCACGCGGCTAGGAATATAAACCCGCTTGAGGCCCTGCTCGTCCTCGATCACCTTCCACCCAGCCGGCGCAGGGTCGATGTATCTCGCCCGCACCCACGTATGCCCCGGTCCGCCAGGGTTACCGGTCAGTCGCATCCCCACCGGCACACCAGAGCCCGATCGCAGCGTCGCCAGCAGCTTCATCACCGGGGCCGGGCTCGGGAAGTTGCCGACCTCCTCGACATAAACCCGTGTGAAGCTCGAGCCCTGATACGCCTCCGCGTCTGAATCGCGCTCCAGGTAAGCAAACGTCATGCGGGCGCCGTTCAGCATCGTCACACGCATCGGTCCGTAGGTCAGGGATGCGCCAAGCTTGCTGTAAATCGTCCTGGCGCGCTCAAACGTCTCGAGCAGCTCCACCCGTGTCCGCCGGACCATCAAACCGATGGCCTTGTCCTTGTGAACATCGCTATGCAGGCTCCAGTCACCCAGCACCGCATCGGTCTTCCCGCCACCACGGGCACCACCGAAAAAGCACTCAAATATGGGGCACTGAACGAACGCGGTCTGTGGGCCCTCGAGGGGCTCCCACGCCGTTACGATTCTTCGTTCGCCAGGGGAGCGTATGTCTTCAGCCACTCGTCCATGCTCTCCACAGGCGTCGGCGCTCTGACCACGTAGCTGGTGAGCGGCGCACCGTCAGCCCCGGTGTGCTCGTGACGCTCGGACCACTTCATCCGTGACTTGGTCCAATAGATCGCCGCAATCATCGCTTCCTTGGTGTTGTCGCCCTTCATCGTCCTGACGAGAATGCCGACAGCCAGCTCGTTGATGCAGTCGTAACCGGTATCAAGTTCCTCTCGGTAGAACTCGGTCAGCTTCGGTTGAGAGCACTGCAACAGCCGGCAGATCCGCACCTGATCAATGCCAGCAGCAGCAAGGTGCAGCACGATCTCTCGCGTGCGCTCATTTGGAATGTGGGCAACACCGATCGGCATCAGTAACGCAGCCCTCCCAGGCCTCCAAAAAGCAACAGAACCAACAGCACGACCAGCACGATCCCAATTAATCCAAATCCGCCGCCACCGTAGTAGCCGCCGCGATAGCCCCAGTAACCGCCACCACCCGCGCCAAGCAGAACAATCACCAGAACCACAATTAGAATCGTGCTCATGCCTGCCTCCACCGCGACAGCAACTCACCCAACGGCCCCCGCTCGAACCTCCGCCTGATCGCCCTGATGCTCTCAGGCGGCCCCTGGTCGTCCACCACACCGCGCTCCGACGTCCTGGCTATCAGCGCCTCGATCTCACCGAGCGGCACCCGCGCCGGCAGCCCCTGCCCAGTCATGAGCAGATGTGCCACACCCCTGGTGTGCGTCACCGGTCCCCACGGATCTGTTGGTGAGAGATTGACGAAGATGTAACGGGGAAATAACGGCCTCACGACCTCGAGAAACATGGTCGGCAAGACCCGGTCAGGCCGCAGCAACGCCTCGAGCGGCAGATAGACCACATAACCCTGATCAATGAGGTTCGCCCTGGCCCACCGCTCAGCCTGCGGGTGCGTCTGAATGACACACCAACGGCTGCCGCACGGCGCGCGGATCCGTGGCTCCGCGTCCGTTGCCTGAGACGCTGCAACGCAGGCTTGCATCGAGTCAAGCATTGCCACCCCTACGACTGAGTCGTTGGGATGCCCGATTAGGCCTGAACCGACCGATCAGTCCAGGGATTCGCCCGTAAATGGACAGAAATGGCAGTAATTCGCGTTGTTTGTGTTCGGAATAGCCATTTGACGGCCCAGCCGTGGGGTTGGAGGGTGCCTAAGCCCGCGAGCCGCCTTATGCGAGAGATCCGGAATGCAAGAGCCGCCTCTGGGAAGCCGCCTGCCGGGGAGAGCACCGAAGCGCCGGAGCGTGAGACAGGATGAGCACATCGAACCGGGAATGGATCAGCATCCACAGCGTCTCACGCGACCTCCAGGTCGAGCTGTCCAACGAACAGGCCTGGGAGGTCGGCAAACAAATGGCAGCCGCCTGGGTCAGAATCATGAAGCGGCCGCCCGTCAAAGACCTGCGCACCAAGAAAGCCGGCGCCGGCAGCCACTGCTTCGCCCTCTACCCGCCGTCCTGGCAGCCCATGTTCGAGGCCGCAATCCGCGTCATACAGGCTCAGGCCGCCCGCCAGGGCCAGTTCGAGCTGTGGAACAGCCGAGAAGTGGGAGGGGACCGTCGACCTCGAGCCGAAGCTTCGGAGGGAGCCGAATAGGGCGAGCCATTCTGCGCGAGAGAGCCGACGGCCGCGAGCTCATGCAAGCGGCAATCCGTGTTTCGGGAGAGCGCCGCGATGTCCGAGACCGAGCCGATCTGTGAGAGAGAACCCCGCCGCCAGAGCCGAAAGATGGGAGAGATCCGTCGAGCCAGAGCCTACACCACCACCCGCAGCGTCGTGCACGTGCTCCGCGCCACCTCCTCCCGGATCGCCCTCGGCATGATGATGCACCCCGTGCTCGCCGTGCTCGTCTCGTTGTCCCCGTGCATGTAGAACCCGAAGCGCCCGTGCATCTCATTTTCTGGATCGGGCTCCAGCGGTAGGCAATACGGGCCCATCGTCTCGTCGTCCCTGGGCACGCCAATCGCATAGCTCCCCCGCGGGATCGGCCCCAGGTCCTCCGCCCACTGCATCTGCGGCTGGTTCGTGCACACCCCACAGCCCGAATACCCGCACGCCAGCATCACCCCGTCCGGCGCCGTCAGCTCCCCCGTCCCCTGGCTGTAGCTCCAGACCTCGGTCCCTCCGGTTCCCTCTTCTACTTCGGCTGCCTCGACCATTTCGGCCCCCTCCCCTCACGTCGGCTGTTCCGTCACCTTCCCGTCACCTTCCGTCACCTTCCCTCAATTTGGATCTGTCGCTCGTTCCGGTTGGCGAAGTTCTACGTTTCGATCTGGTTTCATAGACCGCGCGTAATTCCGCCGCCATTTCCGCCAATCGCCGCGAGGTTTTGGTTTATCCTTCAGGATCAATGGGTTCTAATTCTGACACGGCCGGAAACGGCCCCTGTCCGATTTAGGCCATTTCAAATGACATCGATCCGATATGACGGTGCACTCGCCTCTGCTCGCCTGCTCGCTGGTTTCGGACCCCTCTTCCATTTCGGCTCCCTCAGGCGCAACGGGTCGGCCTCGCGATCAACGGCACCCTCATGGTCTACGGGTCGATCGTCTGATACGGAACCCTCCCGTGCTTCGCCTCACCCCGCTCGGTCCCCTCTCATTCAACGGGTCGTTCTGTCGTTTCGGTCCCCTCTCATCCTTCGCCTGATCAGCCGATACGGCGCCCTCACGTAGTTCGCCTGCTCTGCTATCGCGGACCCCTCACTTCTCTCGACTCTCCCGTTTCGGACCCCTCGCGCTTATCGACTACGCCCACGGCGGCCGAACCTCCACATCGCAGCTGATGTTCACCTTACCCCTGGCCGCCGGCCTGACCTCGATCGTCACCAGCATCCTCCCCGGACCCTCAAACTGCTCCACCGCCAGGATGAGCGTCTCCAGCGCCGTCGCCAGCATCTCGTCCGTCCGCCCAGAGGCGTGCTGTTGAAGAAACCGGCTGAACATCACCACCCGATCCGGCGCCAGCAGGCCCGCATCGCCTGCTTCGCGACCTCGCCGCGGAACTCCAGCTTATCCACCAGCGCACAGTGCTGCCTCCGGTGCGTCACCCACCCGAACAGCTCGACCACGTCATCGTCGGCCAGCCAGACGTCTGGGAGCCACCCAGGAGGCCCCTGGAGCCTGTCCGGGTAGAAATCATCCGCCCAGGCTATGAGGGCCGCCAGCTGGCTCTGAGAGGCTCGCATAGGCGCTCCCATCTTTCGGACCCCTCTACCTCACCGGCTGCTCGCCTCCGACGGCCCCCTTCGGACGCTCGGCTGCTCTGCTCTTGCGGACCCCTCGCTGCGGCCGGCTGCTCACGTAACCCGGACCCCTCCGTTGAATCGGCTCGATCAAGGGATGCGGTTCACTCGCGATCGACGCCTGCCTCTGTGCTTCCGGACCCCTCTTCTGACACGGCTCGGCTCCCACGGTCCCCTCAATCACCACGGCTCGTTCTCCGTTGCGGAACCCTCTCGCCCTCGACTGCTACGGACCCCTCGCGCTATTCGGCTCGATCGCGGGTGTCGGTCCTCTCCGGTCCTGCGCCTGCTCGTTCCTCTCGGACCCCTCACGTCCTCGCGGCTCCCACAGTCCGGTCCCCTCTTGGTTCTCGGCTCATGCAAGTCGGCCCCCTCTCCCGCGTCGGCTCCTTGGTCACGGTCCCCTTTCGTCTATCGGCTCAGACCTCTGCGGCAGCTCCGCAGTCGCGGTCCACTCCTCTTAGCCGGCTCCGATCCGCACTCTCGGCCCCCTCTTGAGATTCGCCTGCTCAGCCCTTGCGGATCCCTCGCAGCGTTCGGCTGCTCCCTTAGATCGGTCCCCTTCCGTCTAACGGCTCAACCATGTCGGTCCACTCCATTCCGTCGGCTGTTCTTTGATCGCGGCACCCTCGACCAACACGACTGCTCATTGCTCACGGCCCCCTCGTCGAGGCTGGCTCGATCGGTTCTACCGGAACCCTCCCCATTTTCGCCTACCGGCTCCTTAGTCACGGACCCCTCAAAACAGCCGGCTGCTCTGGCCCCCCGGTCCCCTCCGCGGCCGGTTCGGCTGAGTCCGAAAGTCGGCCTTGACTCGGACTCGGATTCGCCAGCGGAACGGACAGCGAACACTCCCGGAGTTCGGCACTCGCATCTAGCTCGGTTCGATCGCTCATACATACCGGCGCCCTCCGGCGTAACGGCTCGATCGCTCCCTTCGGTCCACTCAGTTCGCTCGACTCGCTCAGCTCGCGCTCGCTGGCTGCTCGGCTATTCCGGACCCCTCCGAAGCTTCGGCTACTCGCTCTACCGCCACGGCCCCCTCTGCGGGAGTGGCTGCTCAACTGCATCGGACCCCTCGAGAGGATCGGCTAACTCCGGCAATGCGGTCCACTCAACCTCGTCGGCTCACATGGATCGGCGCCCTCACTCAGGCCGGCTGTTCGATCGCTGCCTTCGGTCCCCTCAGGGTAGCCGGCTGCTCGGTCACGGCGGTGCCCTCCTCGACCAAGGCTGCGCTCATCACATCTCGGCCCCCTCTCCTGCGTCGGCTGCTCATCTACATCGGACCCCTCGGGCCTGCCGGCTCGGATGCTCAACGAAATCGGCGCCCTCTCGTGTCTCGGCTGACGCTCCCACGAACCGGCGCACTCGTCAGGGTCGGCTATCGCTTCTTCACCCGCTCGATATTGCAGAACACCTCAGCCGAGCTGTCGAAGATGTCGCACACCTGACGCTCCCAGCCACCCCCACCGCAGTTCCGGATCTGCCGACGGATCCAGTCGACATCCCCCTGGTCCAGCTCGAGGTAGCACAGCCCAGGCATCACACGCGGCACCGCGCGCCGCTCCCAGGTGTCCAGGCCCGACAGCCGGGCGTTCAATTGAGCCCGCCACTTGCGCCGCTTCGATTGATAGCCGCCGCTGCTGCCCTCGCCCACGCGGCTGGCCACGAAGGCCTCGAGCAGGCCCCACGGCCGGGGGGACAAACGTAGGCGGAGGTTTGCCCCTCCCCCTTTCGTCACGGGTTTCGCCACTCGTTTGGTCACGGATTTCGCCACGTCTGGCCCGGCGCTCATCCCCTTGCCTCCCACTCGCCGCACCAGTCATCGGCGCCGGTCAATGGCCACTGCGGCCGCTCCGAGCGGTTGTCGGGGCCCATCCAAGCCTGCGGGGCGCGCCGCCGGCAGTAGCCCTCCAGGTCACCGACCTTGTCGCGGCCGAGGTTTCGCCAGTAGCGGCAGGTGACGCAGGCCTCGTCGTCGCTCATCGTCTACCGGCTGCTCCTCTTTATCGGTGCCCTCAAGGCTCGCGGCTGGTTACGTCCGATAATATTCCTTTACGGACACGATACCATCCTTGGACACGAACGATCCTGTATCACGGTGCACTCTGCTTTGACGTCTGGTCGCTCTTGGAACGCGGCGCTCTCCGGTGTCTCGACTGGTCGCTCGGTCTCGTGCTCTTCGGGGCCCTCGCCTGCGCCGGCTGGTTGCTCTGTAAGCACGGTTCCCTCCGCCCAAACGGCTGGTCGCTCGCCGATTCAGGTGCTCTCCCTAATTGCGGCTGGTCGCTCGCGGAACGATCTATCGGTTCGGTGCTCTCTCGAGAGACGGCTGGTCGCTCCAAAAAGTCGGTTCTCTCCCACTCGGCGGCTACCTCCTCCTCGCCCGCTCGCCGGGCTGTGGGTCGGGCTCGGGCCCAGGTCGGTTCCACTCGGGACAGCCCATGAAGTCCATCGTGTAGGGCCACGGGTGACGCGCCAGCTGGCCGCACCAGCGCCACGCGCGCCACGTCCTGCAAACGCCCCGCGTCTCGCCCACGAGGCCGTCTTGGCCGGGCTGTGGAGACCAGTGGAGGCACGATCTGCAGGGCCCAAAATTGTCTTCATCCGGCATTTGTCTCTTTTTCTAGAGGCCCCTTCAGTGGGGGGTAGGGAGGATATGGGGGGATTCGCTAGCAGCTACGCTACGCGATTTTTCTCACGGCACGAGACATAGTATCAGTGCAGGAGAAAAACACGATATGGGCTACGACCTGGAATACCCCCCGGATGCCCCCGTCCCCCCAATCAATTGCCATCGCGGCCGCTTCTTATCGCTCCGATTGACCACCAGTTTTAGGTTGCCGACGCGTGCATCTACGGCTGATCTAAGCCACTTACCAAGACGTTCTGCGGATATGGTTGAACTTCTGTGTTCGCGTGCGATGGCGAGGCAGGCCTCGTGGAGGTCGGGCCGGCGGCGTTCATCGCTGAATCCTGGTCGCTCGAACTCGGTTGCGGCGGCGATGAGTTCGGCTGTGGTGACGCCGTTCGGATTGCGGTCGGGCCATTCCTCATCCCAGGCGGTGAACAGCATAGCGCGCGAGAGGCGGGATGGATCGTCGGTGCGTGCCAGTTCCATGCTGTCGACGGGGTCGGGCCATCCCAGCCAGACGAGAGCGGAGCGGACGATGTCGCTCCACTGTGGATAGGATGGCAGGTGGCTGCATTTGTTGGGCAGGCCGGCGGCGATGTAGGCGCGCGCCACTGTCAGGCAGGCTGCGACATATTTTCCGCGATCTGCGAGGACCAGGGCGACTGGATCGGCATGAAATTCGCGATCTTCGGGGTTTTCCAGATCGCTATCGAGCGAACACCTGACCGTTCGCCGCACGAGGTCGGCCGTGGCGGCGATATTGTTGCCGTTGGCGAACACGGTGAACGAGTTCGATACCCGGATCAGGGCAGATCCGCCGAGCGGTCGCAGGGTGAGGATCGGTCGTTCGGAAACCTGGGCGAGGAAGTCGCCGGTCAGGATGGAGGAGACGTTGTCCAAGGCGATGATGGGGAAGCCGGCCAGGGCGGCGCCGACCAGTCGCTTTTCGGTTTCCTCCTCCTTCGGCGCGACGGCGAAGACCGGGCATCGCTCGCCTGTGGCGATTGCGGCCGCGGTGTCGAGCAGATAGCTTTTGCCGGTCCCAGGCGCTGGCGCGGTCACGATGTGCAGCGGCACGGCTGGCGGCAGTGCGCCGCGCAGAACCGGGGTCAAAAGCATCGACATCGCCACGGAGCGGGCGATGTTATCGGTGAACGGGAACTCGGCGAGCAGCTCGTTCAGCAGCGCCAAAGCCTCCAGCGCCTGGGTCTTGGTCGGGCGATCATGGATTGCCGGAATCTTGGGCGGGTCCATGAGCATCAGGCCGGTGACGGCATCGTATCCCGGCTGATCCAGCAAACTGCCGTCGGGGCGCAGGGTTTGCGTCGAAATCACCCCTGCGAGGGGTGAGAACGGCCAGAAGCCGTGCATGTTGGCGATCTGTTCGACCACCTCCTTGGGGGGGTCGATCCTGGTCCGCTCGCCTTTGGCGTTCACGCGCTGCCACTCGGCGGCCCGGCCGAGTTCGCGCGCGAGCATGGGCAGGGTGACTTTGGTGATGCCGGGGACGTTGATCACCTTGCCCTCGCAGGTGATCGCTTTGATCAGGACGCACCGAACGAGCTGGGTGTCGCGTTGGAAGATCGAGGTGTCGGCGGTGACCATGGCGCTGATGCCTTCAGTTGCGGCGTAATGGCGCTTGCCCTGGTAGACCGTCACGACCGGGAGGGTGGGCTCGCCTGGGGGTGGTGAGAAATCCCAGCGATCGTTTGGTGGCCGCGGTGGTGGTGGTGCGGCACCGTTTCCTTGGTGCAGCCGCTCGCGATCCTCGAGCACCAGCGGCGAAGCGCGGCCGTTCTTCAGACCATCGCGAAAAGTCCGCTCGGCTGCGATCCAGTCCTTCACGGAAGCGGGCAGTGCCGCCCTGGCGTCCGTCCACAGCTCATTGTCAGACCACCCAGCGTCGCCTGCGTAGCCTCCGAGGACATTCGCCTGCCGTAGGAGGCCATCGTGCTTCTCGCCGTCCACGAGCCTCGAGATGGCCGCCATGGCGGTCTCGCGTCTGCGCTCGAACCGATGCTGCATCGCGTCGCCAGGAGCGCGGGCTGGCCGAGCAGGAGGTTCGGCGGTCGATCCGTTGGCCTTGCGGGGCGGTGGCGGTCCGATGAGGGGCTCGAGGTCGGCCAGGAACGCGTCGAGGTCGGACTCTTTGATCACCGGGAGGCTTGCGATCGGCGTCTCGTCTGGCCCGGCCGGGGACCACGTCAGGGTCGCGCCCTGCCAGTGTCTGCCAAACGCAACGAATTGCTGACCCCTCCCCAAAGCCTCGACGCGCCGATTATTGGAGCCAATCGCGCTCTTTTTGGGGAGATCGGGGGCCTCAGCCCTGTAAAGCAGGAGAAATCTGGCTGAATCTGCCCTCCGACGGCATATTGTTGGGCCAAATTTGGCAATTGCCTTGGCCTCGAGGGCCGCGGCGTCCTTGTAATTGTCCACGTCGGCGTCGATCGCGCGCAAACCGTCGCACCACAGCCCTGTGTTCACTGCGGCATCGGTGTTGAGTGTGGCGTCGGTGAAGATGCGGGGAGGATCTTCGCAGCAGCCGAGCTGCCATTCCCGGCCGAGCGGAACTTTGCCGGTGCCCTCCTTGCCGATTACTGCGTTGAGGATCGGGATCGGCCGATAGCCACCCCGTTCCCATACCTGTCGACGCTGTGCGGTGATTGCCGCGGGCGCTGGCCCAGGCCCGAACCTACCGGGCGGCGGACCGTCGTTCATCGGCGCACCCCTTGTGTTCCAAGAGGTTCGTTGCGATTGTCCACAGCAAGACGAGAGAGCGGCATCGGCATGCTCCAACATGCGAGTGCTGTGCGCCCCCGGCCCGGCAAGGCTTGGGGCGCCTCGTCCGGGAGTAGACGCTCGATCGCGTGCTCTGTCGAATCGCCCGCGATTGGGCATAATGCCGGTCCCACCGGATTTCCTCCCCTGCCAACCGCGCCGGCCCCCGCCGGGCGGTCGGCCACAGAACTCCTAATGACAGGGGCGTGACAACCGGCAATAGGCGAGTTGTAGGCAAGCGAAACCGCTAACAAATCTGACTAACGTCAATAATGGTGGGCGGAATTACCGGCTGGGGATGCGCCGCGAATGGTCGAGGGCCCATGACACAGCCTCATCGACAATGTGCTGTGGCAGCTCGGTAATGCCGAGCATGATGTGTCCATTGCCGCGACTGGCCGAGACGCGCAGAACCTTCAACGTTCTGGGATGCAATCCAAATATCATGGACCAGTAGGTCGACCCCTCGACCACGTCCAACAGCACGAGCACTTCGCCGGTTGAGGACAGGGCGTCCAGCAGCCGGCTCTGTGCCACGTGCATCACGTGGATAGCTCTATTCCCACGGTGCGCTCAAGGGAGATGGCTATCATTGGGAGTCGTTGATCTGGCAGCGCATGGCTTCGACCGCGCCTGCCAGGACATCCTCCACATCGTGGTCGGTTTCCGCGCAGTGTTTTGCGATCCATTGCGCGTGCAACGACAGCAGTGCGTAGCCCACGGCCAGCATGTCGAACCCATGGAAGAGCACGGACATCGCATCCATGATCTGCTGGACCTCGGGCAGGATCTCGGCGGCGAGTTTCTCGGCGTTGTCTTGTGTGCTCATGGTGTGAATACCAGCAGGCAGAGCCCGAGCACGCCAAGCACCAGGGCGATGGAGACGAGGAGATTAGCGACGCGCTCGGCGCGCGCCAGGAGCATTTTGCGTGCCCGCTCTTCTTCGACGCTCATGCAGCACGGCCGGCTCGGCGGGTAGTTGAGGCCTTGGGCGGGGCCATGGAGGGGAGCCCGGCGGCGATCACCTCCTCGGCGGCGACGGAGAGTGACCATCGGCGCGCCGCGGCGATTGCGCGCACCTGGGACACTATGTGTGACGGCAGGTAGACGGTGAACCGTTCCTGTTCTGGCTTGGCTTGCATGATGGTCGTATATCCTTTTCCGGCCCGTCTCGTCAAGACCTGTGGACACTTGTGCACAAGTAGGCTATAAAAGGCCTCCACCAAGGAGAGCACCAATGACGATCCAGTCCTATCAGCTCGGCGCCTACCTCATCGTGGTCGGCGGCAGCGGCAAGGCCAACATCCATTTCGGCTACGCGACAGGTCCGCTTCTCCACACCGCAGACAGCCTCGGCAAGGCTATGGCGTGGGTCGAGGATGCCCGCCGTGACGATGCCCGCGACACCGCCGAGGGGGTGGTGTGATGTTTGTCGTCATCGAACGCACCTTCGCCCCCGACAACAACCAGCTCGGTTCGGAGGATCTGGCCGAGTTCAACACGGAGGCCGATGCCAACGCCTACATCGCCATTCTGTCCTATCTGCACGGCGACCCGAACCCGGACGAGCCGCGCTCCCAGTGGCACGTGGAGGCGGTGTGATGAACACCATTGAACTGCATCACGGCGACTCCGTGCGCCTGACGTTGGAACGCACCGAGACGCTCTCCTACGGTAGCGGCACCACCGTCGAACTCGAATTGCACGGGAAGACGCTGGACGGCGTCCGCCCGCACCGCATCACGCTGGACGCGGGCGACAGCCGCATCTTGGCCGCAGCCCTAATCGCGCACGCCAATGAAATCGATGAAGATATCCGGAGGCGCGTGTGATGGCCGACATCATCCCCGGCCGGGAAGCCGACGGCAAGCTGAACTACGCGGCCGACATGATCGCCCGCTGCGAGGCCGACCTCGGCCGCACGCTGTCGGTCGGCGAGAGACGCGACCTGCTGAAAGACAATACCGACTGGGACAGGAAGTTCGTGGCCCGGTGCGTCGCGTGGCTGGGGGCGGTGTGATGGTCCGCCGCCCCCTGAAATTCGACTTCCGCCTTTGGACCGACGCCATGCTGCAGGTTGTGTGGGAGCGCGGTTTTGCGGACCGCGTGAAGACCGGCCGCAACAAGGGCCAGATCAAGATGCGCGCCATCAAGTTTGGCGATCTGCTATTGGCCGAAGCCAGCCGGCGCGGGGTGCAGCTACAGACGCCCGTTAGGTATCAGTGATGACCCTGCACCGCTCGATCACCGCGCGCCGCGTGTTCGCGGCCGCTATGCGGGCTGAGACCAGCCTGGACAACCCCGGCTTTTGCATCGCGTGCGGCCTCGAGGCCGACGGGTGCGAGCCCGACATGCGCAAGGGGCAGTGCGAGAGCTGTGGCGAGCGCTCGGTCTACGGCGCGGCCGAGCTGGCGATGCGGCTGTTCTGATGAGTGACCTCGGCCCGCTGCCTCCGTCCGCGATTCCGCTGATGTCGCCCGACCACGCCCGCGACATCGCGCGCGGCCTGAAGTGGCTTGCCGAGTCCTACGCCGAAGCCGGGATGACCTTCCAGGCGACCAGAGCCGAACGCGACAGCCAGTGGTGGCTTGGCTACAGCCTCACCCTGGCAGCCACCAAGGAGACACCATGACCCACCGACAGCTCGACGCGCTGCGTTCAAAATACGACGCCGAATACAAGATGGGGGAGCCGGAACTGGCTCCCCTTTTCTGCGGCGATTGGGGCCCGCTCGACCCCCTGATCACTCCGCTGACGCTGGCCCAGGCCGAGCGCCTCACGAAGCCTGACTGATGTGGTGGGTTGTCACCTATTTTGTCGGGACGATTTTCTTCCTGGCCGGTTACGTCACTGGCCAGGGGTTCCGCCGCTACCGGGAGGCAGACGAGCGCGACACGCGCGACAGCATGTGCTTCCTGAGTGGATTTTACGCCGCCTACAATCCCAACCTCAACAGAGAGCACCATGAGCAGCAACACCCCCGCAGTGAGTGAATACCTCGAGAGCATCCAGCGCCTCACGCGCGATCTCCGAAACGCAGCGATCACCTTGTCGGATCGTGAAGCGCGTTACCTCGTGGATGCCTACTATGCATCACAGAGAGACCGGATCCGCGCCGCGCATCAGGAACGGACGCTGGCGCAGGGATCCGAACCGCATGACATCGTCAGCTGGCTGTCGGGGCAGCGCGAGACGTTGGAAAACCAAATACGGCGCGCGCTCGCAGGCTATGCGGGGGCGAACCCGGTCGGTGTGTGGTGTCAGTCCATCGTTGGAATTGGCCCGGTGATAACGGCCGGTTTGTTGGCGAACATCGACATCAAACAGGCGCCTACGGTGGGGCACATCTGGCGGTTCGCTGGTTTGGATCCGACGGACAAATGGAACAAGGGCGAAAAGCGTCCGTGGAACGGTAGCCTCAAACGCCTGTGCTGGCTGATCGGCGAGAGTTTCGTCAAGGTCAGCGGCAACGAAAACGACGTCTACGGCAAGGTCTACAAGGTCAGGAAGGAACTCGAGAACGAGCGCAACGACGCGCTGCGGTTCAGCGATCAGGCGAAGGCGAGCCTGGAGGCCAAGAAATTTGGTGCCGACACTGAGGCGCGCAAGCATTATGAGCAGGGGAAGTTGCCGCCTGCGCGCATCCATCTGCGGGCCGAGCGTTATGCGACGAAGCTGTTCCTGTCGCATCTGCATTGCGTTTGGTATTGGCACGAATTCCGCAAGCCGCCGCCGAAGCCGTTTGTTTTGTCGCTGCCGAATCACACCCACTTTGTCGCGCCGCCGAATTGCGAAATGTTCCCCGGCCTCGAGGCGGCCCTGGCCGCAGCCGTTTCCGCGCAGAGCACCGATGCACACGAGACCACGTCACACGAGTTCCGGCCCACCAGCCCAGCCGATAATCGCGAGAGTTCCGCGTCAAGTGATCGGCCAGCCGCCAAAGGCGAGGGTGCCAAGCCAGTGGAGCCGCCCAAGAAGCGCGGCAAGCGCGCCGCCTGAAGCCAGACGGCTAGAGGGCGCCGAGTGGTAGGAGCGAGACGAAACCGAAGAGCGCACCGCTGCCACTGATCGGGCCGAATAAAAGGAGGGCGCCGCGACGGATGAGCCGACCCAAAGAGCGCACCGAAGTAGGCGAGTCGAATGAAGTGAGCGCGCCGAGATACTCGATCGAGACGTCAAACTGTAGGGCGCCGTGCATCAGGATCGAGACGTAGCAAGCGAGTTGCACCGAAAGATGCGATCGAGACGAATGGGATGAGGGAACCGCGTATCAGGATCGAGACGAGGCAGGAAAGAGCACCGAAACAAGCGATCGAGACGCGTGGTCCGAGTGAACCGTGGATCGCGATCGAACCGCACTATCGGAGAGAGCCGGACTACATGAGTCAATCAGTCGATAAAGAAGAGGGTGCCGAGTTGGATGATCGCTTTGCCCTGTCGATCGCCGACAGGGCGAGGTGTCGCTGCTCGACCGCCTCTGCCCTGGTCACTGGCCTGGGCGGGGCGCGCACCCGGACGATTGCGGGCGAGCGGGGGACCAGCTCCAGGCCCCCGACGCTGGCCACCAGGGCCACGCCTATGAGGCAGGCGCAAACGATGCGCACAAGCATTGCCAACACCGCTGCCGCAGCCGCTGTCCGCGCGCCACCAGGACCGACGCTGTGCGCTCGTCTTCACAGCCCGGCGCCACCGCCACAGCAGGCGCTCCGCAGGCGTCACAGGCCCAGGTCAGCGCCAGCGCCTCAGGGGTATCCCCCAGGTCTCGAGGGCGGCCAGGACGCTGTGCAGGCTGTCGCATGTGGCGATCTCCACGAGCCCCGCGGCGAGCAGGCGAGGGAACACGTCTTCCTGGCCTTCCAGCACGCGAAGGCTGCCCCTCGGGGTGCGAACAGTCCGGGTCTTGGACAGCTTGCCGCCCCGCCGTTTCAGCTCGATGCCGTAGCAGCCGACATGGAAGACGAGGATGTCTGGCCAGCCGCGCTGCACGCCGATGCGTGCCAGTCGCGCCGCCTGGGGCGCGGTCAGCTGGACGTGGCCGATCGGCAGTGGGGTCCACATGGCCGGCGGCCGGACCATGATTTTCAGAGCGTCAGCCACCGCCGCCTGGAGGTCGACCTCCGCCGGCTCGGGTGGGGATAGTTTGAATCTTTCCGACGCCACGACGATATTTTACCTACAACCAAGGAGCCTGAACAATGTCTGATACCAAACAACGAACAACCGCGGTGACCAAGCTGCGGCAGCGCGAACGCGAACTCGTCGCCGAGCTGTCGGAGACGACGGGCAGGCTGGCGGAGGTGCGCAACATGCTGGAGATGATCGAGGGCAAGCGGGGGCAGCTCTCGTTTGTGCCTGACCACGAGCAGGAAGCCAGCTGATGGACAACGAGATAACGCTCTCGTCCGAGCTGCAGGCGCGGCTCGCCGATCCGCAGCCTTCGCTGGTCAATCTGATTGCCAGCTACATGGACCGACCGGATGTCGATGCGACGAAGCTGCGCGAGATGATCGCGATGGCCAGGGAGGCGCAGGCCGCGGAGGCAGAACGGGAGTATGCCCGCGCGCTGCACCGCGTGACGATGCAGATGCCGGCGATCAAGAAGGACGGGTCGGTCCTGTTCAAGGACAAGGTGACGTTCAAGTTCGCGACCCTCGACAACATCATGTCGCTGCTGCGCCCGATCCTGTCTGGCGAGGGCATGGGGTTTCGATTTGATTCCAAGCAGCGCACACCGGAGGAGGGCGGCGGCCTGATGGTCACAGGGACGCTGTGGCACGTCGGCGGCCACAAAGAGAGCGCCAGCATCCCGGTGCCGCTCGACAGCTCGGGTGGCAAGAACCCGATCCAGGCCTACGGGTCCGCCCTGAGCTACGGCCGGCGTTACACGGTCCTGCAGCTGCTCAACATCACGCCCGAGGGTGAGGACGACGACGGCACAGCTGGCGGCAAGCGCTACATCACGGCAGAGCAGGCGCTCGAGCTGTCCGCCCTGGCGCGCGAGGTCGGGCGGGACGAGGTGCAGTTCCTGCAGCGCCTGTTCGGCGACACCGTGCGATCGTTCAATGAGCTGGAACAAGGCACATCGTTCATCGCTGCGCGGAACACGCTGCAGGGGATCAAGGCACAGAGGGAGCGCGGCTGATGCCTCAGTTCTTCTGGGATCTGCAGCAAGGCTCGCTCGAGTGGTATCGCAGGCGGGCTGGCATCCCCACCAGCTCCGAGTTCGATTGTGTGATGACGCCGAAGACGAAGCAGAGGTCGACCAGTTACAAGAAGTATGCCGCGCGCATCGTGGCCGGTCGGTTGCTGAACTGGCAGGCGGACGACCTGAACAAGATCTCGCACGTCGAGGCCGGGCGGCAGAACGAGCCGCTGGCCGTGGGGGCCCTCGAGGAGATCTACCAGCTCGAGACCACACCGATCGGTCTGGTGACGACGAACGACGGGCGGTTCGGGGCGAGCCCTGATCGGGTCGCCGGGGTGTCGGTGAAGCGCGACAGCGTCAGCATGACGATCGAGGCCAAGTGCCCGACCATTCCGGTGCAATTTGAGAGACTGCTGTTCGGTGATTCGGATGCCTACAAATGCCAGCGCCAAGGGCATCTCCTGGTGTGCGAAGCCGACAAGGCGGTGTTCGTCAGCTACCACCCGCGCACGCCGCTCTACCGGGTCGAGGAGGGCCGGGACGAGGCGTTCATCAAGGCGTTGCGCGATTGCCTGGAGTGGTTCAGCGACGAGCTGGAGGCGCTGACGCTGAAGGCCCGCGGGCTCGGGTTCTATGAGGCGTTCCCCGAGCTGTTGCTGCCGCTCGACGCGGAGCGCGGACCGGAGGCGCACGGCGAGCCGATGCCCGACATTTTCCCGCCCGGCTTCGGCGATCAGGATCTGCGCGACTAGGTCGGTTGGGGGCGTGGCCCCCACACGATCCGTCTCATCCTCCCGTCAGGCATTTCGACGTCGCACGGCGGCCTCAGGCTGGCCAGCATCAGCGGCCGCGTCGGCAGCTCCCTGAACACGCCGCCTGTGTCGACATAACCCGGCACCATGCCGGGCAGCGGTGGGATCAGCTCGTCGTCGGGCATCTCAGTCTCCCTGGTTCTGTGGTGGCTCCCGCCAGCGCGGGAACTCGATGCTCTGGCTGTTGTGGATCTTGAGACCGCAGCTGACCATGGCGCTCAGCAGCCACAGCGCGGCCAGCAGCACGAGCGCCCGTTTCACGGCGGGCGTTTGGCCGGGGGAAGCTGGGAAAGGACGCCCCACGTCGTGGGCACGGCGTGGGGCGAAGGGGGATAGTGAGTCTGCGCGTGGGGTAGCGGCTCGGCCGCGGTCGGGTCAAGCCGACATTGCTGCAGCCGGCGCATGATGGTCTTCAGCCGCCAAATAGACGCGCAGTGCTCCTCGGTCAGACGCATGGTAAGGCCTGCGCACCATCAGGGGAGGCCGCCATGGTCGACGTTCCGACGACACAACAGTTCGACGCTCTGGCCGCTCGCGTCACAGCTCTGGAGGAGGGACAGCCCGTGCCACCCGATCCACCCGATCCACCCGATCCACCCGATCCGAACCCCACGCCCTCGCCCTCCGGAACCTACATCACCGACACAGCCGGCAAGATCACCGACAGTAAGTTGCGCAAGCGCACCCTGATGCAGGGCAGCGCTGCTGACGGACTACAGATCGCCACCAATGATGCGGTCGACACCCGCACCAGGAACGTGGCCGGACTGTTGTTCTTCGAGGGTATCATTTCTCAAACGAACACAGCTGGCAACTGGTATGCGGAGAGCGCCACCGACACCTGGAGCCAGATACCCGGTGACCCTCGAGTCCCGGTAGCCCCGGTCGTGCCGGGCAGCATCGTGTTCAACCCCGGCACCCAGCGCCCTGGCGTGGGGCGAGACGGCAACATCGTGACGTGCGATCTGACGAAGGCCACTGCCGGGCGGCTGAACAAGGCAGTCTTCTCTGCGGCTGGCGCATCGATGGCGCCCAGCGCTCCGTGGGACTACCGCTTTCTCGTCGATCCAAACGCCGTCGCAGCATTCAAAAGGTTGGGCCTAAGCTTCGTGCGCATTCTTGGCGGCACCAGTATGGGCGATCTGTTTGGGGCCAATGGCACCGACACACCCGACTGGCGCAAGCTGGATAATCTGTTGCACCTCAAAGAGGCGTTCCCGGGCGCGACCTATATGTTGTGCCTGTGCTACGCGTGGAACCTTTACGATTGGAACAACACCTCGCTCTGCGCGCGGTTGGCCGCCAACTATGCGACCGTCGCCAGACACCTCGAGGCCGGCGGACTGCACGTCACCTATTGGGAACCGCTGAACGAACCGGATGGCCACGGGACCGGCGCGCAGGCCGTCGCTGCTTTTGAAAAGCAGGTGCGCGATGCGCTGCACGGGGTCGATCCAAATTACATAGTCGGCGGACCAACGACGACATATGAACGCGGCGATTACGTGACGCCGTCCGCAGCGGCCGGGGCTCAATTCATTTGCTGGCACGCATATCATCACAGCCCCGGTCAATATCCCCCCGACCAGACGTGCTGGGACGACGGGGTGAACTGGGGCGACCAGCCGACCAACGCACAGACCCAGGCACGCCAGGGCCATCCCGGCAACTACCCCACATTTCTGACGGAATACTATTTGAATCTCTACAGCGGCGACGGCAACGACACGCGCCAGCAGCAGTGGCAGGGCGCTGTGTTCGCCGGGTGTGTCATGCTGTCGGAGGCCTACGGCGGCCTGTGCGGCTCAACCATCTGGCGCCTCGAGAACAACGACGGAACCTATGGCGTGTTTCAAACCGGAACCTGGAACCTCAACCCGGTCGGCACACTGATCACAGAGCTGAATCGTCGCATGCCGGCGGGGCCGATGATGCAGTGCACCGTCAAGTCAACCACGACAGACCGGCTGCTCGCGCTGGGGTCGACCGACGACACGAAGTTCGGGCTTGCGCTGGTGAACTACCACACCTCGCAGAACTGGCAGGGTCAGGTTGCCCTGCCAGGGCGCGCGAGCACGGTGGCGTTGGATCGCTGGCGGCTGGATAGCGGCACACCGCTCGGTGCGGCCAGCAAGCTGGAGGTCGGCAGCATGGCCACGGTCAGCATTCCGGCCGGTAGCGTGATGGTGTTGTCCGGCCCGAAGTAGCCGTCCTATATCTGCCGCGCCCTAGGATTTCCTTGGTGGTTCCTGGGCCGGGCCGCTTAGCTGCCAGTCCACCCGGTTGGCAGCGGCGGCCCGTTGCGGGGTCTAGACCGAACGATTGATACCACTCTGCAACCTTTGTGGTGTAGTGTGCACATTCGTTCACACCAAGGAACTAGACCCCATGAAATCGCTTCTTATCGCTGCGGCAGCCCTGCTTGCCGTGCTGTCTGCTGCGCCAGTTCAGGCGGCAACCATCTATCGCAACTCTGAGGCAAACGATCACTTCATCCACGTGGATGGCAAGATCGTCCCCGGCGACCTTGCTCGGTTTAAGGCTGCGTTGGCCACAACGATGGGGAAGACTTTTGTTGTTCTGTCGTCCAACGGCGGCGACATGATTGAGGCCATGATGATCGGTGAGATCGTCCGCGAGCGGCAGATGGTGACCGTCGTCTTGGCTGAGAAGGTTTGCGCGTCTGCGTGCGCCCTGATGTGGCTGTCCGGCGCCGAACGGATGGTCGCGCCGAAGGCAGCGATCGGGTTTCACGCTGCCGCCAACACAGCCACCGGCAAAGAAAGCGGCGCGGGTAGCGCCATGATGGGCGCCTATCTCTGGAACCTTGGATATGGGTATCGCGCGATCGAGTGGGTCGCCAGCGCGGCGCCGGACGAGATGGTGTGGCTGCAGCCCAAGGCCGCGGAATTGGGCATCACCTTCTGGGTCATGAAGTAAAGGAGTGTCTAGTCCGAACAGTTAATATCCACGCAGAACGTCTTTCTCTAATCTCACGATCGCTAAACACCAAGGAAAACACACATGAAATCGCTTCTTCTCGCCTCTGCCTTCGTGCTCGCGGCTGGTGCCGCCATCGTCCCCACTGCAGCGTCAGCGAACTGCGATCATTCCTGGCAGTCGGCCAAGGACGGTTCCAGCTGCGGTGGTCGCGCAGCGGACCAGCGGGCCGGCGGCCGTTAAGGCGAGCCCGCGTAGCCTCCCGCTACTTGCCCGAGCCCGCGGATCGTCGGACGCAGCACAGCCTGGGCTCGGGCCCTCACTTCCGCATCGCGCAGCAACCTGTTGCGCAACGCTTCGGTCACTCTCTGGCGCCCTGCTGGATCGGTCTGGAAAAGCCGGTTCGCCAGGGCGTCTGCCGTTGCGGGGTTGATCCCCTGGCCCAGGCGGCGGACCAGCACATCGCCGGCCAGGGATCCCGCCGCACCCAGCCAGCGACCCCCAGCCGCCTGCCGCACAGCGCCCGCGATCGGGCCCGCCACGTCAGAGGCCATGTCCTCGCCGCCGGCTGTCAGGCGCGCGGTCTGTGAGCCGGCGCGCGGGCTGACCGTCCGCTCCACGTTCGCATACTCGTTCTCGCGCCGTAGCGCGGTGTTCAGCGCCTCGAGCCGGTCAGGCGGCAGCAGGCTGTTCAACCGCGCCTGCATCTGGCTGTCCTCGAGCAGCTTGCGCCCCTTGCCGACGGCGGTGCCGGGATCGCTGACGAGGTCGCCGAACGCCCGGCCGGCGCCCAGGCGATAGGCCTCCTGCACATCGGGTGCGCCACCAGTCATGCGGGCAGCGACAACGTCCCGGTCGGCTCGGAACGCGCCGCGGCCTGCTTGGGTCGCCTCCATCTGAGCGGAGGGGCCAGCCCAGGCAGCACGCGCGGCGGCGTAGTCGGGATTGCCCTGGTCGGCCAGCTCGACCAGACGGCGGCGCATGCCGTCGATCGCGCGCAGTCGTTCTGTCCACTGCACCCGCCCGGTGACTGGGTCACGCGCGGACTCAATCATGCTGTCCATGCCGCGTTTCGCCGCGTCGATGGTCCGCATGGTGGGCTGGCCGACGATCCGGGGCACGCCCTCGTCGTCGTAGTGGATTGCCGGATCGGCGGTGCGCTGCACCTCCTCGCCCCTGGCGCGGCGTGTGGCGTTTTCGATCCGCTGGATCTCGAGGCCGTGGCGCATGCCCTGGCGCGCGATCGGATCCTCCAACAGCCCGGCCAGCTGCTCGGTCATGCCGGCTGGCTGGTCGAAGGCCCGTTCGTAGAGCGGCGCGGCCTCTGTGCTGCGCTGTGCCTGCCTGGAGGCGGTCGCCTCCGCCACGTCGGTGCCGCTGCCCCCACCGAACGCGGTGTCGCCGGCTGCGGTCAGTCGCTCGGGGCGATCGAGCCGGCGGCCCTGCACGAACCGATCGGCCGCCTCCATGGCGGTGCCTGGGGTGTTCGCCGCGGTGGCACCCAGGTTCAGCGTATTGCGGCCGCCCACATCAACCAGGGCAGTCGGATCGTTGCCGGCAGCTTCGAGCCGCGTCGCCGCCTCGTCGACGGAGACGCCGCTGCGATCGAGGGATCGGACGATCTGCCGGTCGGCGGCGGTCTGTGGGTTGCGTAGGTTCAGTGCGTGCGCCACGCGGCCAACGGCCGTGGAGCCAGCTGCCGTTGCGCCAGCCACCACGGGGCCCACTGCCGCGCCCACTGCCGCGCCTTCTGCGGCACTGCCGGCGCGTTCTGCGAAGCCTCCTTCCCCCTCGCCGAAGCCGGCGACACCACCCGCAGCAGCGCCGCCGCCAGCGATGGGCAGCACCCGCCCGGCCGTCCGTGTGACCATGCCCGGCAGCAGCCGGTTGGCCGCCCCGATGACCGGGGCAGCGAGCCGCCCCACGCCTGTCGCGGCCGCCACTGGGCCGGCGGCAGGAGCGGCCAGCAGGCCGCCACCGACGGCGCCTGCGATCTGTCCGGCGGTGGTGGCGATCGGGTGCGCCTCGACGTCGGCTGCCTCGAGGGCGCGCTGGCGCGCCAGCTCCTTGTCGTAGGTCTCGCCCATGGTCGGGCGTGGCACGATCTGATCCGACAGCGTGGGCTGGTGGACCAGATTGCTGATGCCTTGTCCTGCGGCGTGCAGGCCGGCGCCGATCTCATCGGAGAAACCGAACGTCAGCCCCTTGGCGATGCCACCGAGCGTCGATCGCACCAGCCCTGGCTGGGTCTGCTCTTTGACGTAATCCATGACTTGCTGCTCGGTCGCGCCTTCAGGCGCATCGATCTCATGGATCCTGCCGTCTGGCCCCTGGATCTGATGGATCGGCATCAGGGTTTCACTCCGAGGTATTTGAACCCGCCGCCGCCCTTCGCTGGGGCCGGCTCAGCTGCCGGGGATGGCGCGCCCTCGCGCTTGAAGAATTCTTCGACCGCCGGGATCTGGCCGTAGCCGCTCTTCGGCCCGGCTGAGTCGTAGAGGTCGCGGGTGATCGCGGCATACTCGCGCCGGAAGTTATCCAGCTTGGCCTTGATCGCACCCGGTGGGTCGGTGATCTGCGGGATGAATGGCTTCAGCCTGGGCCACTCCGCCACACCGATCGCGGCACCTGACCGATCGTGCAGCTTCAAACTGCCGATGTCGGCGACCAGGGCGCGCAGGCCGACGCCCTCCGGATCCTGCCGGTCCATGATCACCGCCGGGATGTTCATGTGCAGGCCGACGGACTGCGGCCTTTTGTCGAGCTGCTCGAGCGTCTGGTCGATCTTGCGGATCGAGGCGACGTTGTTGACCGTGGCTTCCGTCAGCTTCTCGGGGCCCTTAGGCGGCGCTTTCTCGGTGCCCGCGATCGGCTGCGCCCCGGAGGCAGCAGGGGCCGCGGCGGGCTGTCCTGGTTTGAAGTCTGGGCGCGGGAACATCCCAGGTGCAGTGCGTGGAATGTTCGCCAGCACGGTGGCGCCGGGCTGTGCGCCGGGGCGCGTGTCCGGCACCAGCTGCGGCGTGCCGGCTTCATACGCCTGCAGGTGCAGCGCGTATTGCCGCCGCTCCGCGTCAGTCGCTGTGCCGTCCTCGATCTTGGGTCCGATCGTCAGCAGAGTCCGATCGATCTGTTCAGCGTGCGTCTTGCCCTCGATCTGGTTCGGATCCAACTTGGCGAGGCGGGCCGTTTCTTGCGCTTGATCAAACTTCAGCTTCTCGCGGGCCGCCTGATCCTGCGCGATTTTCAGGTGCGCTTCCGAGGTGGTGGCGGATCGATCGGCGGTCTGTCTCTGCAACAGATCCTGCTGATACTGGCGCGCGGTTGCTTCGTTGTGCTGCTTGGTCGTCTGCATGGCGTCGAGCACATGCATCATGGCCTCGCGCTTGCCGCCGGTTGCGGTCAGCTCCTGCTTGTAATGGGCGATCTGGTCCTGGGTTAACCCTGTGGTCCCGACCAGAGCCGGCGGGGGCGTCAGTCCTGGCATGGCCGCAGGCGCCCCAGGCGCGGCCTCAGGCGCCGCAGGAACGGTCCCCGGCGGCCCGGCCACATCGGTCCCGCCTGTGCGCGCGGCGACGCCACGGGCCGGCGGTGTGTCGCCTGAGGGCGCTCCAGGCGCTCCGCTCCCTGGCGCGTAGCCGATCCGATAGAAGTTGTGCCCGCCGATCACTGCGCTCGGTTCGGCGTTGCCCCAGCTCGGGGGCTCTCGTCCAAGTTTCGCCTGGGCAGTCGGGCTGTAGAAGTGTGTGGCGCCGCCGGTCGGGTCGGTCGGATCACTGCGAATGTTGGCCAGGATTTTCTGATACTCTGGCGAATTGGGATCGAGCGCTTCCAGTTTGGCACGCGTCGCCGGGTTGTTCCACGGCTCGAATTGGGATTTGGCAAAGATCACGTCCTGCGCGCTGCGTCCTGATGCCGCCGCACGATTGCGGATGACCGACGCCACCGCGCGCTGTCCGGTCGGACTCTCGCCGCCCGCCTCGCCGTAGACAGTCCGGACCACCTGATCCTCTTCCGGCGTGATGCCCTGAGGCAGGTTGGTGGCAACGAACGGCGTCAGTGCCGCGGCCGGCGCCCCTCCGCCGCCCTGCGGCGCAACGGCAGCCGGCGCAGCCACACCACCCGCCCCACCGAGCTGTGTGGCGAGCTGCTGCTGCAGGCTCTTGCCGGTTTCGATCTCGGCCCGCGACTGCTCGATGTCCTGCAGCAGCTTGTTGCGCTGCGCCATGTGCAGCTGCTGGTCCATGATCTCTTTGTCGATCTTGGCGGGATCGAACAGCACGTTGGGGAACGGATTGGTGATGCCCAAGCTGCCACCACCGATGTTCCAGCGTCGACCGGAGTCGAGTGAATCGCTCATCAGTAGGGGCTCGGTGTGCCGGAATAGGACGGCGAGTAGGCGTTGCCGATGGTGGGCGTCGGCGTGGTTTGAGGTGTCAGCGCCTTGGTCCGCTGGTCATACAGCGACTGGTTCAGATAGTTGTTCGCGGCGTTGCCAACGCCCGCCGTCGCATTGCCGTAGATGCTGGCCTCCTGCTGGCCCAGCGTCAGATCGGCCTGCCCGATGTTGCTGGCGGCCGCCATGCTCGCGGCGCCCTGCTTGGCCGCCGCCGTCTCTCCAAGTTTGGAGAGGTCGAACAACCGGTTGTAGTAGGTGCCGAACTCCTGGTTGGCGAGATCGCTGCCATACTTCTGCTCGGCCTTCAGCACGCCACCGCTGCGCAGCAGACCCCTGCCGGCCGCGCCCGCGTCGACGGCGCCGAGCCCCTCGCTCATCTGGAAGTCATAGCCCGGCGATTTCTGGAACGTGGCCATCGCCCTGTCGGCCGCCTCCTGGCCGTTCAACCCCAACAGATCGGAGGTCTGTGTGTTGGCCACCCCGCCGGCCTGCGTCCATGGCTGGAGGTCGGCGCGCATTTCCTCGCGCGCGCGGCGCTGCTCCTCGACCGCTGCCGTGTTGGCGGATTGTGCTGAGCCTTTTTGGAGAAAGCCTCCTAAGAGACCAGCTCCTGCGGTTATGGCCGCGCCCCAGGCGAACGGAATCGGAGTTACTCCTGTGTAAGAGGGTCGAGGATCTCGGGCTCGCCGTCGGCATCAATGCGATGCACGCACAGCACGGTGGAGCGCTCGAGGGCCAGGAAGTTGTGGGTGGCGCCGGCATGGATCAGCAGCCCGCCCGGCGCTGCGTAGTCGCCGAGCAGTTGGCCGTTACGCCAGACGCGAACCTTGCCGTGCGCGATGACGCTGACATGGTCGTGCCTGTGCTTGTGCTGCGGCACGTAGGTGTCGGCCTTCATGATCGTGCTGCGGATGAACAGCCCGGCGACAATCTTGATGTCGACCTCGGCTTCGGGCTCTGCCAGCCCTGGGCGGAATACCGTCATCAGTCAGCCCTGAGAGCCATCATCATCGTCACACGATCTGTGTCGCCGTCGTTGATCACGGCGTGCGTCAGCAGGTTATCGAAGCTGAACACATCGCCGACGTTGGGCGTGTAGGCCTCGCCTCCGGTGATGTTGACCGCGCGCGGGTTGGTGCGAATCACGCAGTAGACTTTCGTCCGGTAGTAGCTCGCGTGCCAGCCGTCCTGGTCGGTGTGCGGCTTGACCTGACAGCCCGGCGGGATCCGGGTGATGAGTGTGCCGCCCAGTGCGGTGCCGCCGATCCTGGTCATCGTGTCCATCAGGATCCGGCGCACGCTCGGCAACAGGGCCATGGCGGGATACCAGCAGAACTCGGCGAAGGGTTCGTTGTAGTTGGCCGCCTCCTTCAGCTGTTCCTCCGGTCTCCACCGCAGCCAGATGTCCGACACCTCGGAGTGTGGCGAACCCGCGTGCGCGGTGCGGCCGGTGTGTTGGTTCCACAATTCGGGGTGCCGCTGCAGGTCGAGCTGGAGCGGCAGCACGTCGACCGTGCCGAGTAGCGTGAAGTTCTGCATGGGTTCCTCGAGGTTAGCGGATGCGTCGGACGCTGAGCGTTCCTACTGCGGAGAGCGCGCCGCCTGTGAACACACAGCGCCCGATCAGGTAGAGGATGCCGTTCTGGTCCAGGTTGAACCGGACGACCGGCGTGGGCAGCCGCTGCAGCTGCAGCGAGGGCATGGTGGCGGCGATCTGTGCGTAGTCCGTTGCTACACCCGATGCGATCCCGACGCCCGCCAGGACCACCGTGGGGACAGCAGCGCCGGTCGGTGTGAATTGGATATTGCC